TATTAATAGATGGCGAAGATGTAAATACTATGTCAATATTGGATATTAGAAAATCAATATCTGAAAACGTGTGTTTAATATTAGACGATAATAATTGTGATATTGCAACATGGGAGCAGGTCAAAGATATTATTGAAAATAAGCTTTGGGGATCTGTAGTAGTATTATCTTCAAAAAGGTTATCTGGAGTGACAAATATAAAGACTTTAGTAATAAACGATAAAGATGATCTTAAAATTGAAACAAATTTACGACAAGATGATCTTGTTGGGAGATAATTTGAAAAAGTACGGAAAGACAGTAGAAGAAGTAGATATTGAAAAATTGTTTCAGTGTAGGGAAATAGTAACTGAAATTTTAAATTTTGGAATAAACGAGACTCAAAAAAGACAAATAATAAAGCTTTTAGCATGTGAACTTGAGTCTGTTAACGATATGAAAGATATAGTTAATATTATAAATAGAAAAGAAAATACTGAAGGCTCTAGTTCTGAGCTGATAATTACTTAAAGAATGGAGATAGAAAAATGTCTAATTTACTTGATGAATGGAAAGAGCTTAAGGTTCTTGTTGAGAGTTTAGAACTTGATATGCACAAGAATGCAAGCGGAAATAAATCTGCTGGCGTAAGAGCACGAAAAGGCCTAAGACTTCTTAAAAAGAAGTCATCAGAGATTGTTAAGCTTTCTTTAGCATCTGGAAAAGAATAACGGGCCCGTACCGGTTTCGACGGGGTAGGTGAGGATGACGGTGCAGGTGGTCGCACGAAACAGTGGACCTAAAATACGGTTTCAAAACTTTAATTGCCAATAACAATTATCACTACGAATCTGTCCGCCTAGCGGCTTAATCGTCTGGGTTGCTTAAGACCTTGTCACCCAACTTAAGATAACAGGTAGAGATCCTGCGAAATAAAAAAATCACAATGGTTACCCCGCTTGTAGTGGGTGGAATTCCAAGGTCACATAGGAAAAGGGAATTTTGTGGCTACCTTGCTAGTTTGGGAATAAACTAGACAAACCTGTGAATGACCTGACTTTGAAGCTATTGCGGACGCGGGTTCGACTCCCGCCGGGTCCACCATTTTATGGAGAAAATATGAAATTTTTAGCATCCAAAAACTTTAGCCTGGTATGCGCAATTTTGAATGGTATTTTTGCATATCAAAGCTTTTCGAGTAGCAATTGGTTATTTGGCTCACTATGCTTAGTATTTTGCTTTTATTGCACAAGCAATTATTTAAAAGCCGGAAAATAAGACTCTACATCAGGGTTCATCATTTTTAACATAGTTTTAATCTAGATATAGAATAACAGCATGGTTTTTATCATGCTGTTGTTTTTTATTTGTGCCTGCGGCATGGAGACGCAGATTGTCGGCGCAGTTGATAATAGTTCAGATGACACCAGCATTACAATAACAGACACAACAGATACATCTGTCACTGCTCCAAAGCTTGAAGGTGTAGTTGGTTACGTCAATTATACTTTTCAACAGATAGCATGTCAGAATTGTATGGGTGTGACTCAAGAGATCACTCTAAATTTTACTGCTGTGTTTCACGATGCAATATCAGATACACACACGTCGTGGATGCCCTCTGCTGGAACATGCATAGAAAATATCATTGAGTCATCTCCAGTATACGTCCCGATCAATGTTGGGCCCACTCTTGATGTGATAGGCCCTATAAGCTCATTTAGTGTGTCTCAGATAGGTCAGGATACGTACGCAACATCAAGTATATATGAATCACAATACGACAGAGACGGTGTCCATACGGTGTACTCTGATGTCCTCTATGACGGCTTTATGTTTATATCATCGAGTGGATTTGACTATGTAGAGCCGGCATCGTTACTTTATGTTGATATGAGCTATGCATATCAGGCACCAATCTATAGGTCTGGTGCTACATTCTACTGGGGACCATCCGGAAGCGGTGAAAACTTTATGATAATTGTCGCAGTGTACACTAGTGACGGATCTTCGCTGCTTGGGTATGTCGCATGCATGGATGATGATGTGGGATATATGACTATTCCATCTACGTATCTATCATCTTATTCCCAGGGAAGCTTAGTAGCTATACACCTCAGCAGGCAAAGTATAGAGATGTCCCCGTCAGAAGACTTAGGCGGCTATGTTGAGACTCACATAGAGTGGGAAGTTGTTGGAACTGGGCATATAGAATGAAAACTCTTTCACAGTCTTTTCAGGTCTTAAAATAATGCATAGTGATGATAAAAAAGCTATAACAGTTGATATCACACGTGTGATATCAAAGTCTTTCTTGTATCTTTGTTTAACTTCTATGTTTGGAATGATGGTATATACTTGCAAAGTTGACACATCAACAATTGATAAATGTAAGTCAGCATGTGGAACATATAATGGTGTTAAAGAAGTCACATCTAGAAAATGTGAGTGCAATAATGGCAAGTCAATAGAAGAAAAATATATTAACCCGTGGGTACTTCCTAGATAACTTTATAAAAATATTTACTCTCTTGGAAAGAGCAAATAGTTTAATTCCTAATATTTATGTATGATTTAGGAATTTTCAAAGTCTAATGAAGGTCCGGTTCACGATTAAGAATTATTTCAATTTTTTTTATAATTTTCTTTTCAATTTGGCATATTCTCATTCTTGTGACGCCGAATATGTCTCCTATTTGCTGAAGAGTCATAGGTCCTTCTTTCGCAGCAATTATGGTGCAATTCATTGATTTATTATGATCTATCCACTGTCTGCACTCTTGCTTTTTACAACTTACGTTATAGCATGCTTGTGCTTCAAAACATTTCATCTTTAGCTCCAAATATAAACTTATTTAAATAATATCATAAAAAGGAGATATTAACAATGTCAAATAAAAGAAAGGTCTTCATAGTAGATACTTCGGTACTTTTATATGATAAAGAATCGATTCATTCATTTCCAGGAAATGACGTCGTTATTCCTCTTGTTGTGCTTGATGAACTTGATAGATTTAAAGAAAAGCCTGGTCTGCTAGGAGAAAATGCACGATATATTAATAGATTTTTAGACAATCTCAGATCTTCAGGAGGTCTTCACAAGACTGTAGAGATAGAAAATAATCAAACAATTAGAGTAGAAATAAACCATAATAAAAATGTTCCAGAGGGATTAGATCCCTCAGCAGCAGACAATAGGATAATTGCTGTTGCACATAATTTGTCAAAATGTATAGACCAGAAAGTCGTAGTTGTTACAAAGGACATAAACTTTAGAGTAAAATGTGATGCTTTAAATATATCTGCAGAGGATTACTATAAAGCTAGAATATCAAACGAAAACCAGATATATTCAGGGCAGATAGAGATTAGTCTAAGTGATAGTCAAATAGATGAGTTTTATGAGACAAGCCTCATAGAAATTGATTCTAAGTTTTTGGATAAATATTCTTTTTACCCTAATCAATTTGTCATAGCAAAGTCACATAACAGATCATCATTTTTAGGAAAAGTCTATAATGATAAAATTATTCCTCTTCCAAAACTTTCAAAAGATTCAACTAGTATTGACGTAAATCCAAGAAATAAAGAGCAAAAATTTGCACTTGATCTTTTAACAAGGGATGACATACCTCTCGTAACAATGACAGGAATTGCAGGATCTGGAAAGACATTCTTGACTCTTATGGCTGGATTAACTGGTATTCATAGTAAAAAATATGATAGGATTATAATAACAAGATCTATGGAGACAGTTGGAAAAGATATTGGATATCTTCCAGGAACAATTAAGGATAAGATGGACCCTTGGCTTTCACCAATTGTTGATAACTTTAGACATGCTTTTAAAGATATGACATATTTTGATATGATGAGGGAAAAAGGCCAGATAGAAGTTGCTCCTTTATCTTTTATAAGAGGAAGAACATTTAATGATGCATTTATAATAGTAGATGAGTCACAAAATGCATCAATTCATGAATTAAAAACAGTAATAACAAGGGCTGGAGAAAATTCAAAAATAGTTCTATTAGGCGACATTGAACAAATCGATACGCCGTATATTGACAGCTTATCAAATGGATTGACAATAGTAGTAGAGAAATTTAAAGAGGCAGATCTTGCTGGACACATAACTCTATTGAAAGGGGAAAGGTCAAGGCTTGCTACTTTAGCTTCAAAGCTAATTTAATTATTTCTACAGAATAATTAGTTTTGAGGGAGAAGTTTTATAATGGCTAGCACAAAATTTAAAAAGCGTGATCTCAACAGGTTTAGAAAAATATATCCATACCTAAGAAGAAAGCCAGTGTGGTCTTATTGTGCTAATAAAGAGGTGATAATAGAGATAGGCTCAATAGTTTTTACAAATTCAAACTCAGAGATTCACACGTTTTCTGAAAGTTTTTCAGAAGCTCCAACTATTACAGCTATTGCATATGACTCTTCTGGAAATAATTCTGCTGATGTAAATGTATTTGTGAGCTCTCTTTCAACAGCAAATATGACGATTGAGACAAGTCAGTCTTTTACTGGAACTGTTCAGTTTCATGCAATAATGGTGGCGAAATGACTGGAATAACAATTGAGACAAGATCAGTGACTTTTACAAAGGGGACATCTCAAAAAATTGTTACTCTTAGTGCAGATCATAAATTTATTCCAACAGTAACAGCAACTCTTGAAAGCCCGGATAATGCAAACTATCAAATGTATCTATATGATGTAACAAAAACTGCGGTAGTTGTAAGACTTAGCGCTTATGCACATTCAACACTCACAGTAAAAATTCACGCAATAAGCAGGACATAAGAGGAAATAATGGCAAACCCAAAGGATTTTTCAGCAAGACAAATAAGAGCTTCTCAGCTTATGGCTTCCGGTGGAATAGCTGGATCAAAAGTTGGGCTAGTAGTGTACAGTGCTTCAAATGCTAGTGATCTTCTTGGAGGATTTACAAAAGACGCTAGTATGCTTACGGATGTTGGCGATGATGTATTCTTCTTCGTCTCAGGATCTAAAAATTCAAAAGTATCTAGAGGGGATACTAACAACGGTGAGCAAGGTGTTACACTCTTTGGTGGTGACGTTGTATTCTCTGGAACCTTGTATGCAGAGAGAATGGTTGTAGAGGTTGATCAGTCAACTACCGGATCTTTACTAGTTTCAGGATCACTATTTGTCTCAAGAAGTGCAACAATTAATCAGGGTGTAACTATTAACTTTGAGAGAGGTGCAAAGTCTGATGATGATTTTAGCGTATTGGGATCGTCTGATGGTAAAGCTTTAATACAGGCTATTCCGTTTAAAAGTTCTGTTAGAATATTATCTGGAGGTGCAGCTGCATCTTTTAATGAGGCATCTGGAAAAGATGTTGCATTTTATGTATCTGGATCAACTGGAAATAGAGGATCATCGCTTCATGCAGGTACTTCTGTCTTCGGAGGAGATCTTCACATATCTGGAAATATTACTTCAGGCGGCGGCGGAATCAACTGGACTGATGAAGGAGTAATTCTAAGACCAACTGATGGAATTGTAGAGAGTGTTGGAATTGGAGGAGTAGGTTCTTCAGTTAATGGATATGACATATACCTCGGTTCTGATGGCTTCGCCATTTTTAATAACAAGAAGGAAGACTCAGATTTTAGAGTAGCATCACAACAGATATCAGGAATGATTATAACTGATGGGGGAACTAATCAGTTAATTCTTCACTCTTCTGGGTCAGATGCAACTTTAACAGCTGGAGCGGTGGTAGGAACAGATGTAGCAATATATCTTAGTGGATCAGTTGGATCTAGGGGTATAGCACTAAGCAAAGGTGCAACAGTTGCAACTGGCGATGTGCTAGTCTCGGGATCTTTTAAATCTCTAGGAACAATATTTGCTACAGGAGTCTCAGGCGGAGCAATATCTGGATCTCTAACGAGAACAACAATAGGAAAATCATATCTAGTAGCAGGTGACAATGTAACAATAGCTTCAGCCTCAAATGGCCAAATTACAATATCTTCTACAAGCGATATAGACGGTAGCGGTGCAGCTACTAGGGTTGCTTTCTGGTCTGATGCAAACACCCTAACCTCTGACGCCGACATGACATTTGATGGAAACGTTCTAAGTATTAAGGGTCTAGTTGTAAATCAAACAGGTGCTGACTCTGACTTTAGAGTTGAGTCTGACCAGCTCCCAGGCATGATAATATCTGATGCTCTTACAAATCAGCTTCTTTTGCACTCATCTGGAACAGATGCCTCAACTGCAGGATCAGTAGCAGGAACAGATGTAGCAATATATCTAAGCGGCGCAGTTGGATCTAGGGGTATAGCACTAAGTAAAGGTGCTACGGTGGCAACAGGAGATGTCTTAGTCTCAGGATC